CTGGTGCTGGCACTCCCTCATCATTAGGATCAGCAGCTAATTCCTCTCGCTGTTTGCGACGGAACATATTCTTGAATCCCTTAGCCCACTTTCTAAATACACTCTCTTCCTGTCTATCTTCAGCTTTATCTTCCTTTACCTGTCTCTCAGTATCATCTCTTAACCACTCCTTCTCAAACTGTATTAGTTTATGAGTCTCTACTAAATTATTACCAATATTTTCAGTTACTTCTCCAGCACGATTTATGCCCTTCCTAACTTCATTGAAATTTGCAGAAAAGACTTTATCGTCCTTAAGGGGTTTAATTTTAACGTAACTTCTAATTGTCATAAAGACATACCAGATTGTTCTTGTTTTTGTCTTCTTTCTTCCTCTTGAATATGAGCAATAAGAAGATTCACATAAACATCACGTTCCCACGGTATCATATTTTCTAACTCAGTTAGAGAGTATTTGTGGTGTTGCATTAACGCAAAGTTAGTCTTGTAGTAGTTTTCAAGACTGTCATGCATTAACGCTACTCGAAAAAACTTGCTAGTCCCTCCAGTACAATATCACTCTTAACTTTAGTCTCAGGATTAACAACTTCTAATGTATAAGACAACTTAGGCATTGTCTCGAAGAAACCTTGCACCTTCTGGAATTGCTCAGAATTCAAATTCTCAAGAAACTCAAGTGCTTCCTTCTTACTAAACGAGTCATAGACCTCTTCTTTGTCATATACCTGTCCAATACAACTAGCAGCTAACTCAAAGATGTCATCAATATTAGGGTTGTCAGCAAGATTCTGCTGAATAAAGACATCCAATGAAGGATACTTCATAACCACACCAACATTGTCATCTAATAGAATTTTAGCATTATGATCATCAGGTATTTCAACTCCTACATCTGCAAGAGGTATGTTAACAGTAACTTGGGTCTTCTCATCATCTGGACATGTGACTTTAAACTCACTTGTCTCACCAACTGCAACAGATCTAATCTTAAGGAAAATATATTCAATCTCGAAAGTAGCGAGATCTTCAACCTTAGTCTTTAGGTTAGTACAGTTTTTAATAATAGTCTTCACTGCTTTGACCATCTGCTTGTTGTCTTGCGACTCCATAGCGAGATAGAGTAGTTTCTCTTCCTTAACTAGGAAGGGTCTATATGATATTTTTGTGCCTGTGACAGGCAGAGTCGCTTCATACTCAGGTATGGCTAACTTAGGTAAAGGCATAACGATTAATTATATTAATTTTATTTAGGCTATCCAAACCGAGCTACTGCTTTTTGATCATCACCAAGTCCTACAGTAGATATCCCCTCAGAGAAGGAGTTAATATATCTATCTGGAGTATTAGGTCCAAGTGTATCTCTACCAATAGTATCAAATCTATATCTCTCGTAATTAAATTTAACAGCAAACTTAACTAAATTTGTAGGACCATTATTAAATGTAAGTTGTGCCATATCCTTAGGCCATGCAGCAAAGAATTGCCAAACTCCAGTAGTACTATTAAGTCTCTGAGTATATTGTCTACCATTATCATTTATAGCAGTCCAATTAACAGGAGATCCTAATTCCCACTTAGTTATCAATATATTAGTTGTATACTCATCATATAATGTAGCTCTCCTCTCAGAATCAGGTGCTGCCCAATTCATCCATTGCTCAAAGAACTCACGATGGAACATATACTTGTCCATAACGAATTCAACAGACAGCTCATTATTACTCTGCTGTCCTCCTGCTAGTTTAAATGATTGTCCGAAATTATTATCATGTGTTACCTCTGTCATAGACTTACCAGGTACTGTTACAGTATCAGCAAGATAATTATTCGCTGCCTCTACATCCCTTGATGCTCTAAGATCAGGTCTATTATATTGTAAACACCTTGGTAGGACTATACTGACACCATAGAGATTAGAACGAGCAGGTTCCCTCTTACCTGATACTATCAGTTCCTTAAAGGTATTAAAATTATTGGCACTCATTTGAGTCTACTCCAAATTATGCTGCTAGGGACTTCCATTACCCTACCTAAACCTTTTGGTCTAATAACAAATTGCTCAACTGGAAGTGGTGTCATCTCTCGCAACTCTTCTTGAGGTACATTATAAGCACTAGTGACACTAGACATAAAGTATTTATGATGGCAACGCATAGGATACGAAATACTACCAGAAGCCCATGTATTTGCCATACTTTTCCTACTATTAGGTCTCAGATAATGCATATTACCACCAGAGAATTGCATCTTCTGATAGTCCACATCTGTGATTAGTACCATAGGAAAGGTATCCCACCACTTTAAATCTGGTGTCTGAGCTGAATAATTGAAAAATATAATATCTCCCACAGTAAAAGCACCAGTATAATCCTCCAACCCATATTGAAGTTGCTCTCTATACCATTGTTTAGACTGTGCCTTACCCTCGGCAAGATCTTTAATATCTGTAAAGATACTCATAAGTTTAGATGTTTCTCTGTGAGTATAATAAAAGATAACCCATAACGAGCACAATACTGTCTTGCTGCTCTCCACTTAGCACTATTTACATTCCAAGTCTTAACTTCTGTTAAAAAAGTCCTGGCTTTCTGCGATTTACGCTTAGGGGGTTTAGTTTGTGCAGCTGGTTTAATTTCGATGATCGACTTGGCGATTCTTCCATCCTTAGTTCTGGCTCTGACATAGAAATCAGGATAATAACGGTGAGTCCGATTATCCAAGGGAGACTTATAAGGAATAATAATCTCTTCACTTCCCCACTCCAATACGTTTACATTGCGATCACACCAATGCATAAACTTTTTTTCCCACAAACTCCTATAAATAATATTGGTATGATCACCTTTATACTTATGTTTGTTTGATGGTCTGTACTTTCCGCTATATGCCATGCCCTTAGTATTCCCTCAAGCTAAACCTATAGGAGTCAACTCCACTAGTAGTCAAGACGCAATTCGTAGTGAAGCTGCTTTCCCTACTCAAGTGATTGACTATCTTAAATTTGATATGTTCCATCATAAGGATAATAAGCAATATGGTGATTCTATATACTTATATTTACCCAAGCAGTTAACTGAACAATATACACAGAAGTGGGGTAAAGCAGAATTGGGACCAGAAGGTAGTGCTATATTAGATGCAGCATCTACAATGATAGGTAGTGATGATATATCTAAGGAAGATTTTAGTAAAGAAATTGAAAAATATGCACAAGCAGCAATGCCTGGAATTGGGTATAAAGCAGGTGCTTCATTAATTAATACAGCATTAGGTGCTACTGGAGTAGATGCTAACCTTAATAGAAATACACTATCATCACTAACTCAAGGAAAAATATTCAACCCATATGCTGAAGCAGTATATGAAGGACCAGGTGGATTTAGAGTACATAATTTCAATTTTCAATTAATACCAAAAAGTGCTGCTGATGTCATTACTATAATGAAAGTTATAAGACAATTCAGACAAGCAACACTACCTAAGAAAGATGGTAAGAATTGGTTAGTATTACCAGAATACTTCAGATTGAAGATAGTCAGATACATTGATAGAGGTGGTGGAAATGAAGAAATCAGTAATCCTGATAATGGTGGTGGGGGAATGTTAAGTTCCATAGTTAGATTCCCAACTAACCTCGTAATGGAAGATTTCAGTGTAAAAATGGATGATAGAACATCAGTAAAATCATCACTTAATGATAAATTCTCAGATCTTGGTCCTTTAGTATATAACCTATCATTAAAAATGAAAGAGACTGCATACCTTACAAAAGACACCTTTGAACCTGAAGGTTCAGAGGATGGTGTTTTTGGTAGTGGTCCAGATGGACAACCAACTGAATCAGAAACCCAATCATGGGTACAAGGTCAACTTGAAAGATTTGGATGGGGTGACTTCGGATTAGGTAGTTCAAACAACGTAGCATAATGGCATATTTCAGTAATCTACCTGATGTCTTTGTAAGGACATCCAGTTATCGACAGAATAATGTCGATCCATACAAATTAGCTAAGAATATCTTTAGAAGGATTAAAATACGTGATGAGTTAGATGACGTTATTCTTGGTTTTTCTCAATATACTATTAAAAACAACCAAAGACCAGATCAAGTTGCTGGTGAAATATACGGAAGTATGGGTTTAGACTGGGTAGTACTTCTATGTAATAATATTATTAATGTATATGATGAATGGCCCATGTCTGAAGATGAGTTAGAACGTTATATCGATAATGCATATGAAGAAGATGCCGATTCTGTACATCACTGGGTTACTCAAGAAATAAGAGATATAAAAGGTCGCATTATAGTTAAAGAAGGACGCACAGTACCTGAAGATTGGTCATATACCAAACCTGACGGAACTGCAATTCCTAAAGATGAGCTAGTTAGACCAATAACAGTCTATGAATTTGAAAGTGAGAAAAATAACCAAAAACGCAATATTTACCTTTTAAGGAAACAATACGTTGGAAGCTTTGTTGAAGAATTTACCAATTTATGCCTATATCTTCCAAATAGCGAAGTTGAGATGGAAGACCAAACTAAGAAATCTCTAAATACGACTCAAGAGCAGTTTCAAACGGTTAAACCAACTTATAGCACAAATATCGGTCAAAGCAGTTCTATCGAATTTGCTGCTGAAGCGGATTATTCATCTAGGACGTTTGATACCTCAGATCCGACTATTAGTGCAGGTGACGTATTAGCAGATGGTACCACAGTAGTAACTACAACCACTGCTGGTGTACAAGATACTTCAACTACAACTAATCAATACGGAAGTTCTTAAAAAACCTACAGGGCAAAAAAATACCCCCGATTTTTTCGGGGGTTTTTCTTGTTCAAAAATCGAAATAATATACGGAATTATAGAGGACGAACTCTACAACGTTCCCACTCAATGACATCACGTCTCTCCCAGTAACCTGGTATCCATGTGTTGCCATGACCTAGGTAATGACCTGGTACCCAGTATTTCTTTGTAACTGTAACTTCACACCTTCTACGTCTTGGTCGGTGGTCATGCCAGTGGTCATACCTCCAGTCATGCCAGTGTCCACCTCCATGATCGTGTCCATAATGATAAGACTCTACAAACGGCTCCCAGAATTCCTTCCAAGTTAATGCTTCTGCTTTGACTGGTGTTGTGATACCAATTAGTAGAAGTGGGAGCAGTAGTAGTTTCTTCATTAGTCTTCGTTAGCTAGAGCAGCAAAGTAGGAAAGATCTGGTGATTCACCTGACTCTTCTATTTCTCCTACTTTAGCACCAAAACCTGACTTTGTGGGTGCAGGAGGGTCCGCTTTAACAACTGGACTAGTAAGAGGTACTAAATCCTCTTCTTCCTCGTTTGATTGCACTACAGGTCTTGCTGACTTGTTAAGCACAATATTCAAACGTGCTGATAACTCCTCATAACTCTTGAAGTTCTTAAGGTCAGTAAACTCTTTAAGAGAATGCTGAGACTTCCAGACTGCTTCAAGTG